GCCCCCGTCAGCCGCAGTGGAACGGGGAATGGCGTCCGCGCAAACCAGCACACATTGAGCGCCGCAGAGCGTGAAATGGCTGAATTTATGCAAATGTCTGAAGAAGAATACGCCAAGAATAAAAACGAGCTTCGCAAATCTGGAAGGATGAATTGAAATGGAAAATGAAGCAGTTGAAACAGTTGTCGCGGCTGTCGCCGAACCTAAAAAGCGCGGTCGGCCCAAGAAAACCGCTGAAAATGCTGCCCCCGTTATGGAGCGGCCTGCTATGAGGACTGAAATGCGGGAACGTGACCCCAGGGCAGAGGCCGAACGCCGTGCTGCCGAGATTATGGGTCATATCGGCAATTTAGACGAAGGCACGGACGACTTTTATGTTGATCCAAGCAAAATTCCTGACGGCTGGACTTACGAGTGGAAGCGCAGAACGGTTTACGGCCAGGAAGACCCGGCTTATCAGGTCCAACTATCTCGTACCGGCTGGACGGAAGTCCCTGCATCACGTCATCCTGAGATGATGCCTGTTGCCGGTGGCTTTAAAACCATCGAACGAAAAGGCCAAATCCTTATGGAACGCCCGCAGATGATCACTGATCAGGTCGTTCAATTGAACAACCGACGTGCCCGCGATCAGGTGCGTGTGAAGGAGCAGCAGCTTAATTCAGCACCTGATGGGCAATTTGGTCGTGACCATGCTCAAGCTAAAGCGAAAATCAATAAAAGCTATGAGCCGGTGCCAATTCCCGGTGATAAATAGGTTATTTAAGGGGCCGCAGAGATGCGGCCCTTTACTTTTGTAGATTAAACGTGTTTATTATTAAATGCTTCCCCCGGTGCGGAAGCATTAATCTTATCCCCGGCTCCTAATCGCCCCGGTGCGCGATGATGAAGCCTCCCACTTTGTAGGGAGACCGTCATGGCGAACACAAATACGCCTTTCGGCTTTAGCGAATACTACGGTGGTGCTGGTGGCGCTCCGACGTTTGCCCAGAGCGAACTTCGTATTGCGTCTGATGACAGCACCCAGGTTTTTACCGGCGATCCGGTGATGCCTGATGGCACAAGCGGTTACATCACCCAGGCTGCTCCTGGTACTGATGTGCTTTCCGGCATTTTCGTCGGCTGCAAGTATCTCTCGGTTTCTCAGAAACGCACCGTTTGGTCGCGTTACTGGCCGGGTGCTGATGCAAACGGCGACGTTTATGCCTATGTGATCACCGACCCGAACGCTCGTTTTGTTGTCATGGGCAACAGCACGACGTTCAACATCAGTGGCACCCTCACGGATTACGGCACCTCGCCTGTTGGTCAGTATGCCCAGTTCGCGATTGGCACGGGTAATACCAACACCGGAACTTCTGGTGCGTATCTCAACAGCCTGGGTTCGACTGTCACCTATCCGTTCATCGTCACCGACTTGGTAACCTTCCCGCAGGGCGCGAATGGTGCTGATCCGACTACCGCCTACAACTGGGTCGTCGTTGGCTTCAACAACCAGATTTCGCGCACCAACGGTGCGGGTCCCACTGGTATTTAAGGGAGTAAGCTCACATGGCCGTTAATCTTAGTCAGATTAAAGACCTTCTGCTCCCCGGTCTCCGTGGGGTAGAAGGCAAGTACGAGATGATTCCGTCTCAGTACGATAAAATCTTCACCAAGCACGACTCAAAAATGGCTTTGGAACGCACCGCTGAAATGCGTTACCTCGGCCTCGCCCAGCTTAAAACCGAAGGCGGTCAGACCGCTTTTGACAATGGCGCTGGCGAACGCTTCGTCTACAACCAGGAACATACGGAAATTGCTCTCGGGTACGCTATTACTCGCAAAGCGATTGACGATAACCTGTACAAGACGCAGTTCCATCCGTCGAACCTCGGCCTGATCGAAAGCTTTCAGCAGACCAAGGAAATCTACGGCGCGAACGTCCTGAACACGGCTCAGGTTTACAATGCCAATGTCGGCGGTGACGGCGTAGCTCTTTGCTCCGAAGATCACCCGATTGACGGCGGCGTTGTAGCCAACAAGCCTGCCGTTCAGGTTGACTTGAACGAATCGACCCTCTTGAACGCCATGATCGCAGTTCGTACGAACTTCAAAGATCAGGCTGGCCTGAAGGTGTTCGCTCGCGCGCGTAAACTGATTGTTGCCCCGCAGAACGAACCGACCGCGATCCGCCTGACGAAGACGGAACTGCGTCCGGGTAGTGCGGACAACGATGTGAACGCCATCATGATGACCGCTGGTGGTCTGCCGGAATCGTACATGGTCAACGACTTCTTGACCTCCCCGTACGCTTGGTTCCTGCTGACGAACATCGACGGCTTGTCGTACATGAACCGCATCAAGTTTGAGACCGACATGCAGGTAGACTTCGTGACTGATAACCTTTTGGTTAAAGGCTACGAACGCTACAGCTTCGGTTATTACAACTGGCGTTCCATCTACGGTTCGTTCCCCGTTGCGTAATTGGAAAGGCCCGCCTTCACGGGCGGGCCGATCCTATTGATCATTGGAGATCAAAATGAAGAGTCAATCGCGTATGAAGAGAGCTTCTGGCGGGGAAACCGAAACCGGTGACCGCGAGTGGGAGCAGGACGAAAAAAAGAAAAACATGCGTTACACTTACGAAAGTAATGTGAACGATGAAGCTGAAGAACGTAAACACGGCGGTCGTGCGAAGAAGCACGTTGGCAAGACGCAAGGCGCAAGCGCCAAGCATAATGCCGGTCGCAAAGCTCGTAAGAGCGGCGGTCGTACGGGTTCCAACATGAACCCGCTGTCGTCGGCCCATGCGGGAACGCAGGCCAAAGGTCGCCACACCGTTGATATCGATTAGTTAAACTATCCCTCCACTGGGGAACTGGTGGAGGGGTTTTTCCGGGGTATCCCGGTGCATCTGACAGCCCCCGGCTGACGACATGCAGACAGATGTGCTAAACTCGCATGTGAGGACATTATAATGGGTAACACGCATTTTTCGGGTCCAGTTTGGTCGGCCAACGGCTTCATTGTCGGCGGCGATCAAGAACCCTACGTCACGGTAACTTCGACCGATGTTGGCGTACCGGTTGCGGCGATCACGGGCACAATCAACCCGGTCTCGCCCTTCGGCAGCAACACCAATACTGCCCCTTCGAGCGCCCAGGGCGTGAAGGGCCAAGTGTACGGCTCCAACGAAACCTCGACCGCCACCTACTATCTCGGCGTTATGGGTCGTTATCTCATCAGCGGCACGAACGCTTCGACGTTCCCGAAAGCGGGCGTTATGGGTGTCGTTGGTGATACGACGACGACTGCTGACGCGGCGGTTATGGCGTTCCTCGATGGCGACGGTGGCCTGACCACTGCTAACGCTGGCTTTGGCATCTCGATGACCAACAGCACTGGCGGCAGCGGCTTCAATTACGGCATGGACTTGAGCATGTTGGATACGGGCGCTCCGTCCAGCTTGAAGGCTTACAAGATCGCTCAAATCCGTTTGGCTAAAGATGCTGCCGACGGAAACGTCGTGATCAAAGTCGTCACCTCCGTTGTTGACGGCACGGCTTCTAGCCTTGGCATTGGCTCGCTGGGCCTCGACTCAACGGCTGGCAAGCTGTTTGTCGTGGACGCTTCCGGCAACTGGCAAGTCGTCACTAGCTGATGATTACGCATCACGACCCAGAAATTGAGTTTCTGGTTCATATGTTGGCCGGTCAGAGAGACGTTGCGATGGGACAAGCAGCTAAACTTTTCAAAGAAAACAAATCTTTGAAAGAACAGGTTGAACAACTCAAAGCAAAGCTTCCTACCGATCAGGAATAATTAATGGGGTGTGGGGGCTTCGGCCCCCCACTTTCTTGAGGTAATTATGTCTGGTGCTTGGACCCGCAAAGAAGGCAAAAACCCTTCTGGTGGCTTAAATGAAAAAGGCCGTGCCTCGCTTAAGGCAGAGGGCCATAATATCAAGCGTCCTGTTTCATCTAGTGAAGCTCATAAAAGTCCCGCCTCCGCTCAACGGAGAGAAAACTTTAAAAGTAGAATGTGCGGTATGAAGCAAAAGCTAACTTCAGCCAAAACCGCGCATGATCCAAATAGCAGGATCAATCTGGCTTTAAAGAAATGGGACGTTAAGTGCTAAGAAAGGACTTTTAAATGCGCCCAATTACAGTTTCTGTGTCCGATGCTTCAGGCGATCCTAAAGGAAGCTCCCTAGTGCGCTTTGACAACTGGGCACAGGGTCCGGTTTCGGTTCAAGCTGTTGTAACCGGTACCGTCAGTTATTCAGTTCAGGTCTCAAACGACGATCCCAATGACCCTGTAAATCCAGTTGATGTTGCTTCTATGACTTGGTCACCAGCGCCAGACGCTGGTTTGGTTACACAATCGGCAACAAAATATGGAAGTTTGGTTGCCGTCCCGGTTTTTGCCCGCGTTTATCTAGCCAGCGGTGACGGATCGGTTGTGACGACGTTTGTTCAAAGCAGCAGCGTACCGCAATAGTATTCATGACCACTAGTGGCACATACGCTTTCAATCCCTCTCTCGGTGAGTTGACGCTATACTCCTTCAACTTGGCGGGGTTGCGTAATACGTCCTTGCTGCAAGAACACATGCAAAGCGCCAAGATGGCGACGAACATGATGCTTGCAAACTGGGCGAACCAGGGTGTGAACCTTTGGAAAGTTGACCTTGTAACGGTTGAGCTTGTTCAATCTCCAAGCGTTGTGACGGCTACGGTATCTTCAGGTACCGCTACGCTGACGTACTCCACGCCGAATACTCCGGTTTATGGCATTAGCTCGTCGATTACGGTTACGGGCGTTAACGTCTCTGGCTACAACGGCAACTTCACGGTCACCGCGTCCGGTCCTGGGTATGTCAGCTACGCTACGACAGCAGTGACCCCTGGAACGGGTGGTGTGATCAGTTCAACCACCCCGGCGGCTACATTCAGCGTTGATCGCAACACGGTCGTGATCCTCGATGCCTATATGGGCATCATCCCGGCCAGTGGACCTGAGATCGACCGCGTGATTATGCCGATCAGCCGTACTGAATACGCCAGTTATCCAAACAAAACGCAGACTGGCTTTTCAACGACATTCTGGTTTGATCGCTTAATCTCTCCGACCGTTACGTTGTGGCCCGCTCCCGATGGTGCCAGCGCACAGGTTCTAAAGTATTATCGTGTCACCCAGATTGAAGATTCAAATTTCTCAGGAGGGCAGACCGTTGACATACCTTACCTCTGGCTTGAAGCGTTTGCAGACGGGCTTGCTTATCGTTTGGCAAAAGTCTGGAATCCCCAGCTTGCTCCTGCGCTTAAAGCGGTAGCTGACGAAACTTATGGCGTTGCTTCACGGCAGAACATTGAGTCTGCTCAACAATATATTAGCCCGCAAGTTATTGGCTATTACAGACCGTGAGATGATGTATGGCGTACGCCTCAAAGTCTGGACGAGCAAGAACCAGTCCCTCTAATCCTGAAGCGTTTGGCGTCTGTGATCGATGCGCCATGTGGTACAATCACGTTGATTTACGCTGGCAGTTTGACTGGCGCGGCGCATCGTTGCTGAACGTTGGTCTTTTGGTTTGCAGTCCTTGTTATGACGATCCGCAGGACCAGCTTCGTGCGATCATTCTTCCTGCCGACCCGGTTCCTATTCAGAACCCCCGTGTCGAGTATCTTGAAACTTACGAAAGCAACACGCGCGTTACTTCAGGCCAGAATACAGTCGATTTCTGGACGGGCATCCCTGTTCCGGGTGGTGATGTCCGTATCACTGAAGAAAGCAATGACCGCGTAACGCAGACGACAGGCGAGCCGCCGGGTGGTATAAATCAAGAACCGGGTACTGATCCTAACGCGCCGGGTAACGACGATCCCGGCTTGCCGTATGGGTTTGATCAAGTTCCGAAAACAGGGCCGCTTACATGACCAACGTACAAATCCCGAACCTTCCAGCAGCCACAGCGTTAAATGGCAGCGAGCTTCTTGAAGCTGTTCAGGCTGGAACGTCGGTTCGCGTTACGTCGGCTCAGATTGCAGAATTAGGCGGCGGACCCACTGGCCCACAGGGTAATACGGGTCCAACAGGACCGGCTGGCGCTACTGGCCCAACCGGCGCAAAAGGCCCGACAGGCAGCACTGGTCCGCAAGGCCCCACCGGAAACACGGGCAATACAGGCGCGACTGGTCCAACGGGTCAAAAAGGCGCAACTGGCTCACAAGGTTTGATTGGTCCGACTGGTTCACAAGGACTAAAAGGTCCGACCGGCCCAACGGGGCAGACTGGTCCGCAAGGCCCCACCGGAGTTACAGGTCATATCGGCCCGACAGGCCCAACGGGTCCAAGCGGTCCTACGGGTCCGACTGGCCCTACTGGTGTCACTGGACCTACGGGTCCGACCGGCCCGACTGGTCTCCAAGGGGTCACTGGTCCAACTGGTCCAACGGGTCTCCAAGGGGTCACTGGTCCGACCGGCCCGACTGGTCTCCAAGGTGTCACCGGCCCAACTGGTCCAACCGGCCCGACCGGCGCGGATTCATTTGTTCAAGGCCCGACAGGCCCGACTGGAGACACCGGTCCTACAGGCCCTACAGGCCCTACAGGCCCCACAGGCGCGGCT